CCAGCAGGTCTTTGACCTTGCCCGAGGATGTGCGGCCGATGATGTCGCCCACGGCCTCGCTGGCGCGGATGCTGTTCTCGCGGCGCTGCTCGGGGCTCAGGCTCAGGTGGTGGGCAATGGCCTCGTCGAATGCCTTGGACAGGCTCCCCATGTTGGGGTTCTTGTCATCGTAGGGCGTGAACTGGTCGGGGGCCTTGGGCGTCTCTTTGGGCGGGGCGATGGCGAACTTCGGCTTGGCCCGGCCACCTTCAGCCATGCCCATGGGGTTCGGCTGCGGGGGGCGCTGCTGCGATCCGCCCAGTGCTCCCAAAGCACGGCCCGGCTGGGTCAACTGGAGGATATTGCTGCCCGGCTGCGCAGGGGCCTGCTGGGGCGCTTGCGGCTGCTGGGGCTGGGGTAGTCCACCCTGAGGTGCCTGAGCGCCCTGCTGGGGCATCTGGCCCGGCTGCTGGGGCATCAGTTGCTGGCCGGGTTGAATCCGATTCAAGTCGATGCCACCGATGGGCATGCCGCTGGGGGTTGCCACGCCACCGGGCGAGGGCATGCCGCTGGGCTGACTCACGCTCTCCGGCGAGACGTACATCTTGGGGCTCATGTTAGGAGCCTCTTCGATCCCGATGTTTTTCATCTCGATGGGATTGTGGCCTCGCAGCTTCATCAGCATCTGGGCTTTGGTTGGTTGCATCTTCAGTCCTCAAAGTCGGGTAGCAGTGGGTGGACATTACCACCACGTTCGTATTGGGGCAGGCCTTCGGTCTTGACCTGCTGGCGCAGGCTGTCGGTGATGGGGAAGTAATGCAGCGGTGTCGTGGCATTCTTTTGCATCTGCCAATACTGCTTCTCCAGTTGATGGAAGTCAGGATGGTTGACGTATTCTTCCATCGTCATGCCAAGTCCATTGGCAATGTCCTCCACGGAGGTCAACTCTTGGCCCTTTGGCGTCTTCACGTCGATGGTGCCCACCTGAGCGCCGTGGGGCTTGCCGATCTTGTTGAGGAAGGCCGGGATCATCTTGTCGTAGAAGCCGCGCATGCCTTCGCCGCCGACTTTGAGGTCAAGGCCAGAGAATGTGGTTGGCACTTCATCTGGCGATTTGATCTTATTGACAATCTTGTCGGCCATCTCTTTGCCAACATGATCTGCCAGTTTTTCGGCTGGCACCAACTGATTCATCACCTCTCTGCCATTTTTATCTTCTGCTACGACGGAGTATTCGCCGCTCTCATCCATGCCCACATCGATTTTGTTGATGTGCTTGCTCAGGTCATACCGCTTGGCCTGCACGTCGCCCGGGGTGATGGCGATGCCGTCGTACCCGCCACGAGCAGCCTCGCCCAGCACGTGCTTGAGGGCCAACTCGTGCCAGTTCTTCTTGAACGGGGCGTCGGGCACGCCAGTGTTGGCGGACTTGTTCAAGTCCATCAGGTTGCCCAGTTCGTCCGAGTCCACCACAGAGCGCAGCTTCGACAGCTTGTTTGGCTCGTTCGGGCTGATGCCGTATTTCGCGGCCAGACGCTCGACCTCTTGGTTCAGGGCCAGCTTGCCTGATGCGTCGTTGTATCCCTCTTTGCGGCCCTGCTGGTGCCAGTCGGACTGCACCTCGTCCACGTGGAGGATTTTCTCGCCGTTCGGGCCTGTGCGGTCAGACAGGCGCAGGTGAGCCAGCACGTTGGGGTGTTCTTGCCAGTGGCTGCTGTGGTAGTCCTGACCCTCGGCTTTTTGTCGCGCCTTGAGTTCTTCATACCGCTTCTGTTTCTCGCTGCCCAGCACCTTGCCTCGGCGCATGTCGGCCTCGTACCACATGAGTTGTTCACGCTGTTGGTCAGTCAGGCCACGCCGGGGCAGGTTGAGCAGAACCTCGCGGTAGTTGTCGCCACCGGGCAGTGCCCATTCATCGTACTTGGTCTCGGGGTCGTACCCCATTCGCTGCATGACGGTGGCCTCTGCCCGAACCTGATCGCGGCCGTGCAGGTCGTCGTAGGTCACGTAATCGTCGCCGATGATCTCCTTTGCGACGTTGTCGAGTTCCTCGCGGTATTGGTCTCCGCCCAACACTTTCTCCTCCAACAGCGGGGCCGGATGGTTCTTCAGGTGGCCGAGGAACTCCTCCTTGGTCATCTTCTGTTCGGGCAGGCTGATCCTGCGATCCTCCACCTCGTCCTTGCGGAAGCCCGGTTGCTTGCTCACCTCGGCCATGAACTCGGCAGGGGTGCCCTTCGTGCGGGGCACGGCCATCGCTGCCTTCTCCAGCGGGGAGTACATGCCCTGTTTGTTGAGGGCCAGCTTCATGGTGTCCAGACTGGGCATCGATCCACCTTTGGCCTTGCCCGGCACGAACTGCTTGGACATCTTCTCGGCGTTCTGCTGGGCCTGCTGCTGGCGAAGTTGCGCTTCTGCTCGTGCAGCCATTTCGTTGCGAAGCTGCTCAAGCCGGATCTTGATGTCTGGTGGAATTGCCATGGATGCCCCTTTGTCCGGGATTATCGCCGTCTCGGCTGGCTCGGGCAATCCGGGCAGCGGCCGTCAGCTTGGCACACCCCCAGCATCTCGCAACTCCTGCTCTTTGCGCCACCGCACCCAGTCTCTAAAAGCCTGCACGGCTTGCTGCTCGTTGACCTCTCCATGGGGCGCTGCGATGACCTCGAATCGGTTTCGGCAGTACGTGGTTCGTACCCCATCAATCTGGGTAACCCGCTCATAGTTCTCTCCTGAGGCGATGTGGATGAAGTCGTCCATGGTGGTCTCCGGTCATGCAGCGTATGGGTTGCCCACTCCGCGCAGGTTGTAAATCTCTGCGTCCGTGATGTCCTCTTGCTCGATCTCGGCCCGGGGCGGTGCGTCAATGCTGATCCACCCGGCATCGCGCAGGTACCGCAGGCCCTGACTGATGCAGTCCACGAACTCGTCGTGCACCGTCCCCTCGGGGAAGGAGCAGATCTGGCTGATCATGCCCTCGGCCCAGTCCCGGACGAACCCCTTACGCTTTCCTGACTCGGGCACCCAGACCCGGCCAGCCTTGATGATGTTCGCCACGATGGACAGGCGCTGCACCTTGTCCGCCCGGCCCGGGTTGTAGGCATGCACCGGCAGGTGGGCACGCTGCAAGTCCTGAATCAGGGAGATGCCTGCGCTCTTGTCCTCCACGAGGATGGTGTCCACCAGCTTCCTGTCCTTGCCCTCGCCGTAGACCGTCTCGTACTCGTTGATCACCCTTGGGCGCAGATCCGGGTACTGGAGGTGCTCCTGCCAGCAGTCGAGGATCATGACGCACATGCCGCCGTCCATGGGCTTGAACACCCCCATGGTGATGCTGCCGGTCGGGTCGTTGATGGTCTTGTCGCTGGTGGCGCAGTCGTAGGACTGGATGATGTACTCCAGCTTCGGGAAGGGCCTGCCATCCGGCCAGAGGCGGAACCATTCCCTCTTAACGATGCCGCCCTCCTCGGGGTCGATGATCTCGGCGTGGATCTCCTGCCGCCCGAGGTTCGTGCCCTCGTACTGGAGGATCTGCTTCTGAAAGGATGGCGCAAGGTTCGCCACGTTCACGTAGGTGCTGGCCTTGGTCACCACCACGTCGTCGCCCTCGCGGCCGATCAACTCCATCACCAGCGGCTTGGGCTTGGGCGTGGTCGAGGCGATGATCCGTGTCCGGGAGCCCAGACGCACGGCGAACATGATCATGTCCCATGCCTCTTGCAGGTAGTCCCATGCGGCCAACTCATCGAGCCATGCCCCGTGCCACTGACCGCCCCGGAAACGCTCAGGCTCACTGGCCGAGATGCCCTTGATGAAGGCCCCATTGACCAGCTTGATCTCGTGCAGGCTCTTGTTGTAGTCGGCGATCAGGCCCTCGGGGATCACGGCCAGCAGGCCCGAGTCACCCTCGAAGCAGGTGCCCCTGATGTCCCCTGAGGTCGGGGCGGAGACCAGCCAGCGGCTGTCGGGCATCTCGATGGCCCACTGGGACAGCGTCTCTGCTGCCGCCCGGGTCTTCCCGGCTCCCCGGCCAGCCAGCAGCAGCCAGATGTTCCACCAGTCGCCCGGGGGCTCGATCTGGTGGTCGTGGGCCTTGCGCTGCCACGTCAGTTGCCAGTTCAGGATCGCCTGTTGAATCGGATTCAACTTGGCGAACTCCTCGAGGAGGCCCGGATCGTTCAGGACGAGGTCAACTGCCCCCATCACTTGTCCCCGTAGGCCTTCTGCTGGCGCTCCATCTTGATGGCCTTCAGGAGTTCCCCGAAGACGTTGTGGTTGTTCTCCACCACCACCGGGCTCTCATCGTCCCCAGCATGGGTGACCCGGTCGCCGTACTTCTTGGGCTTGAGTTTCATCGCCGCCCATTTCCGGGCCTCGATGCGCTGCTTCTGCCATGCGATGTAGGCCGAATCCAGCTTCACATCGATCTGGTTGCCGTCCTTGTCGTACACCGGCACGAGTTCCGGCGTCTCGTCGGCGATGTCCACGATCAGGTCGAAGTGAGTGTCCGCTTGCTCCTCGCGTGCACGTGTGTACTGCTCAAGGAACTCTGGGAACTTCTGCAACCACGTGTACACCGTCTGCTGGCTGGGCATCCTCTCATCCAGACAGATCTTCCTCAGGCTCTCCCCTTGTCCAAGCCTTATGCAGATGATGTCTGCTGTCTCTTGGGTGAAGGAGGATGGTCTGCCGCCCTTGTTCTTTGGCGCGGCCTGCTTTTCCTCCACGGGCTTTTCGTACACGCCCGGGTCGGTGATCTTCTCTTCCCGTGTTGCGGGGCGGGTTTTCTTGTCGGTCATCTTTCAGTCCTTTGTCGCGCAGTCTTTCAGCGCATTACGGA